TGGGGAAGTCTGTAAGCCTTCCTGAAAGTCCGGGGATGAGTTGTCAATTGCAGGGGCAAATGTCTCTGTTCCCGATAATTCAAATCTGAGGCTAAAGCCCCGTCTCTTTAGAGCGGGGTATGCTTACACAAAGAGTTTACGGTTTAATGCTTGCGAGCGAATCTCAAGCGCAGTTCTGGCGATTAATGAAAAACGCATTCAGCAATGGGATTCAAATTGAACTAGAACTTTTTGGTGCGATTGAAGATCAAAAAAAGATTGTCTGGTATCTAAAGCTTTTTGAGCATCTAAATCTTATTGCTGTTTCACCCCTCCTCTTGGAGGGGTTTTTTGTTGCTAATTTATCCGCAACTGTAATCATTTTATCTATATCAAATAAAAATCGCTCAATTTGAATAAATATCAAAATTAACTTGTAAGAGTATTTAAGCTCTTACAAAAAATGGCTTTAACGCTGGACGGTCTGACACGACCGCGACAAACTACAACAACAGCGTTGTCACCCACACTGGTGGTCGGCACGGTTGTTGAGGATTCTACAACAGAAGAATCTTTCTTTATCCCTGTAAATATTCCTAACCAAGACCCTCCACCGTTTACGGTTACAAACTGTACGACAACCACCGGATCGCCGACGCTTACTACTACAAATAGCTTCTCTGATGTTCGTGTTGGTGATCCGGTTTCTGGTACTGGTATTCCAGTAAGTACAACCGTAACCGCGATCGCGTCTGACAACTTGTCTTTAACAATGTCAGCGAACGCGACTGGATCTGCAACCATTGCCGCAACATTCAACCCTGGAAACATCGCTGCGGCGACAATGTATGCGCTCAAAATCAACCATGTAAAGTCAGGTTCAATTTGTAATTTACAAATTACGCTTTATACCTACGACGGTTCGCTTGCAGGAACTTTGGGAACTGCGGCAAATGCGAGCGCTAGCTATTCTTTGCAACCAATAACAGGAACGATGCCTGCTATTGACTTTGATGCTTTCCTAACCGCTCTGAGGATTGGGCGATCGCCCTAAGTCTGCGCAATCCTCAGTTTCTTATTGTCCTTCGTTATCAAGATTAAAGATTAAAGAGAAATGGCAAAGACGCGCGGCCCAGCCGAGTTTACAATTATTACCCCTGCCCTATCTTTGGGAGCGTTGAAGACCCTAGTTGCTAACTTTAGTACGCTTCAAACAACTGCGACTGTTATAAAGAGTAGCGATCAACTTGATGCTGCGACTGTAACGATTAACGAGATGTATGAGAATAACATGACTCAAGCATCTATGGCTCCCATCTCCAAAACCAAAACAGGTCTTGAGGCAAACGCTAAGATCTCGATCGCAGAGGATGATATTAAACTTTTTGCGATCGCTACAAACGCAATTTCTTATCAAGGAACGGGCGTTGGTGAACCTGGAGGCGATCCAGAATTAATCGTTGTTTCAGACCAACCTGGTTTGACAACTGGATCATCTGAGTTGCCCTACCGAACCGTAGTAATCCGACCTTACACAGGCAACACCCCTGACACTAATGTCAGAAACTGGGTTATTTTTTGGCAAGCGGGCGCAGAAGCACAAGCGGAGCAATCCTACTCGCTACAATACCAGCGTAGCTACACAATCACCTTCACCGCGTACGATCCAACAAATACAGGGTGGAAGGTGATCCGTGGCAACCCTGCTTACTTGCCTTAATTTCTAGCGCGGTGAAGTACTCCGAATTCAGCAAAGCCTTCGGAGTTTCAAAAATTCATCTACCAATATTTGCTCTGTTTGTATTCAATTAACTTGTTAATAAAATGTCTGCAAAAAAAATAATTGATTTATTCGCAGAGGTTCAAGACAAATCAGAACCTTTGCTCACTTTTTCTTTAGGCGAAACAGAGATCACTATTTGGCATCCTGACGATATTAGCCAAGGCGATTTAACTGATTTAGTGAAAACTCAATTACTCAATCAGGCGATCGCAGGTGAGTACGAAGAATTATCTGAGCGCTATAAAAGAATTCTTGATAAAGCTGGCGACAGGACAGTGATTAATGAAGGCGGCGAGGTTGAACAAAAACCTGCTAGCTTGACTCGTGAAGACGCAAATCAAGCAGCTGCTTTACTAAGCGAGATGGGTGTAAAACAGGCAGAGTTAAACATGCAGACTTGCCGATACATTGAATGCTTAGCAAGACTCAATGAGGGTCAATTACTGAAGAAGTTGCAGGGTGCGATCGCTACTGCATACCCAAACGGCAATGCACCAGCGCTTGATAAATTGATTGGTGTCATTTTCAAGTCAATTCATGATGCGATTGATGAACGCAACAGCAAGAAAGAGGACGTTGTAACCTATGCTGCGTCTGCTGAGGAGGGAAAACCCCAGAGCGACGAGCAGCAGAATTCATCGAACAACTCGAGCTTGAACTTGCCATCCTCCGCAGCAGATATGGAATTGATCGCAGTAGCGCCTTAAGGCTTCCTGTGTGGGAATGGCGATCGCTTATCAAGCGTCATTTCCAGCTAGAGGCGCAAGCGACATTAAACCAGATTAGCGCTGTGTCTGCTGGATTTGGCGGCGGCGAAAATGCTGAAAAACTTGTTGAGCGATTGCAAAAAATTGCTTTCTATCAAAAAGAACCAGACGCAATGGATCTGGATGTGTTTAACGAAGTTGGGTTGATTACTCTGGGAGAATAACAGTGGAGATCGCATCGATTTGGCTTGATGCTAGGGTTAATTTAAATAGCGTGATCCGCGATCTCCAGCAGTTAAACACAAAGCAGTTTTCTGTTGATGTTGGGGTTGACGATCGCGCGCTTACTAATTTAAATAAGCACCTTGATAAGAAAGTAAGTCACCTCAAACAGGTGCAAAGTTACTTCAATTCAAACCCGTTGCGAGTGCGTGTAGATGATCGCGATTTAACAGGTTTGAATAAAAAACTTGATGCCGCCTCAAAGGGAAAGCGCACAATAAATATTGGTGTAAACGCTTCACAACAGGATCTAGATAAATTAGGCGAGACAATCACAAAATCTGTGTCTGCTGCGCTGAAAAAATCTTTGTCTTCACAAATTGGTAGTGCGATCACCTCTGCGGTAGGCGGCAGCTTAAACTTAACAATAGGTAGTGTTTTTAGGGGTATTTTTGAAGGATTAGGCAGAGAGGCTAGCAGGGATCTTTCAAAGGGAATCGCGCAAGGGTTAGAATCTGCGGTTAGTGGAACTGTTGGTAGTTCTGGATTGTTAGGTGAAACAATCGCCAAGGCTATTAGTGGTGGTATCACTAAAAAACTGGGAAGCGAAACCAAGAAAGAATTAGAACAACTTTTTAAAGACCTCCTTGGCGAGCAAGACATCATCACCGCTTCTCGTGCCTCCAGATATCAGAGGGGAGTGCAAAAACGAAAAGATACACAATCTGCTAGAGAGCAAACTAACATTGAACGCAGAGAGGCGATCAGGGATTATAGGACACAAAGCGAAGCTCTTTCTAATAACCTATTTGCAACAGAAGAAGTTAGGCAGGCTTACGCAAAAGGTTCTGAGTTAAGAAACAAGCTACAAAATCAACTTTCTGCTGTTATAGGTAACGACGCAGAGACAAAAAGATTAACCACAGTCATAGATGAAGTTAGTAGAGCGCTAAATGCTTTATCTGAAGAAGAATTAGGATTAATAAAGCAAGAAGCTCAGTTAAAAGAGTCTGTTGAGCAGGCAAGGGAGAGAGTTAGAAAAGCTCGCGCAAACGCAGACACGATCGCACCGAAAACTCTACCAAATGCATACAGAGAAGCTGTTGTTCAAGTGTTTGGGGAGGAGTTGCCCGAACATAAACTGCCTAAGATGGTGCTGGCAGATAATGAAATGCGTCGTCAAAATGCCCGCGCTGCATACGGTGCAGAATCCAACGCCATTATGATGCGAAAGGATTTATATGACGCGATCGCAAAAGCAAAATCAATAACTGACTTAACAGAAAAACAGCGATATGCATTGTTTGAAGAACTGCAACACGCTAAAGATTTGGGTACTGGATCGCTAAAAGGTATTGCCGCAAATAGGCGCGGGGAAATACTGGGAACCCCTGTACAAGGGAGTCCCCAAGAACTAAAGGCAATAGCCAAGGAGTTAAGCGCGTACACAGCAGAAGAGCAACTAATCGAACGCAACGCCAAGCTCAAGGCTAGACGCGATGTACAAGCAAGCATTGATAAAGAACTGCGATCGCAGTCCGAACAAAGACTAACGAATTTAGCGGGTTCTGGTGGAATAAAGTTTGATAACTTAGTTCAAAAGCAATTTGACAGAATCAAAGTTTTACTAAAAGGCGTGATGGAGTCTGCTGAGAAATCAGGAGTTTCTATTACAAATGAAATCGCACCTTATGTCGCTAGATTTCAATCTTTAAAGCAAGAAGTTACTGCATCGTCAGATAATCTAGCAGCGATACCACAGTTAAGCGCGGCAGAGCTTGATCAATTATCAGCGAAAATATCTCAAGATTTAAAATCACTAAATGATTTCATTGCTGAAACATCTAGCTACATCAAAGATTTTGTAGCTAAAACAAGTCAGCAAGAAATACAGATTCCTGTGGATAAAAATCCAGAAGCGGAACTGGTGAGCGCCGATTCGACAGTGCAAGCAGTAGCACGTCAGTCTGCATTGATTAATAAAGAATCTGTTGTCAAGCAAGCACAGCAATCAATTCAAGAATCTAAAAAAGCTCAGCAAGAAATTTCTAAATCTCAAAAAGTTGAACATGGTCTTGGTTATGCAAAAGAATTAGCAACTAAATTCCGCAAGGCTCATGAAGATTTAAAACAAGCTATAAAACGGGGTGATAAAGAAATTGCCGCAGGGTTGGCAAAGATCATTCAAGAAAATGCTATCGAAGCTAACAAGGAGATTGCGGCAATAACTAAAGACCTGGGAGATGAAGCTAAGATGGGAACTACCCTTGGTTCGCAACTAGCAAATGCAAAGTCGCAGGTATCCCACGCTTCAAAAGCTTCTAAACGTGCGATCGCTAAATACAAAATTCCCTCTGTTGTCGAGATAGAAGAAACCAGAAAACAATTATCCGGCGACGGGGAGATAGAGCAACTTAGGAAGCAGAGGTTAGATTTTGATTTTCTAAAAAATAATAGCTACATTAATAACATCCTGAAAAATGCAGAAGCTGCTTCCGACAGGTTTGACTCTGCATACAAGCGCTTTGGAAAACAATTAGACAAGCGATTTGAATCTGCTGCCAATAACGTTAATTCCTTTTTTGAAGAAGTTAACGCTGGAGGGAAAGAATCAACCGGAATTATTGAATCCTTGGCGGGTGCTGCTAAAGGTATGGCTGCCAGGTTTGGCGCGCTCCTTATTATTACCACGGTCGTAGGTGCGCTTAATCAGTTCAAAGATGCGTCCATTGAAACAGCGATCGCATTTGAAACACTAGAAAGAAGGGTTACTTTCGCTAGTGGTTCGTTTTCTGAAGGTGCAAAAAATTTACAATTTTTACGCAAACAAGCCAAAGACCTACGAGTTGATTTAAGACAGACCCTGGAAGGTGGTGCTGGGTTCTTGTCTGCAACGCGGGACACGGCATTAGAGGGAGATCCATCAAGGCAAATACTTGGCGCAGTTAATCAGGCAAGCGCTGTTTATGGCATGTCAGGCGAGCAACAGAATCGTGCTTTGCTGGCATTGCAGCAAATGGCGGGAAAATCGGTAATTAGCCAAGAAGAATTAAGGCAGCAATTAGGCGAGGCTATACCAGGTGCAGCAAACATTGCAGCAAGGGCGATGGGCGTCACAGTCCAAGAAATGAATAAAATGATTGAATCTGGACAAGTGTTAGCAGAAGATTTTCTACCTAAATTTGCTCAGCAATTGTCGGCAGAATCGCAATCAGGACTAACATCAGCATTAGATAGCAGTCAATCGTCACTCAATCGATTTAATAATTCTGTTACAGAACTGCAAGAAAGCACAGGGAGCGCGCTGCTACCACTGCGAAACTTTTCCCTTAATGCGTTGTCCACAGGTCTTGAAGCGATTGTAAGTCTTGCTCCTGCAATAATTAATTTCCTAAAATTCCTTACCCTTTGGCTTACAAAACCAGTGTGGATGCCAGCGCTGGAATCTTTGAAAGCATTTAAGCCATCGTTAATGAATTTAGGAGATGTAGGAGGCGCGGCGTTTGCAAATATTGTAAAAAGCGGTAGGCAACTTATATCAATCATGGGCCCATTCCTTGCTCAGTTTGCTGGATTCACAGTTGCGATCGCAGCAGTTACCGCTTTAAAAGATGCATTTAGCGATCTTGGTGGCGAGTTTAGAAAATCAGCAGACGCCGCGAGACAAGCGACATCTGATATTCAGAAAGCTATTGGACAAAGTAGTGGAGATATAGACCAGCAAGTCTTTGAGAAGAATGCACGTAACAGGGCAAGTAGAAGCCTAATTGCGCAACCCGCAGTAGATTATGTGTTAGGCGCACTGGGCGGACGCAATAGAACCAAGGAACTTAAGGAAGCAAAAGATCAGGTAAAGGCAATCAATGAAGAGATGATTGCTACCAACAAGCAACTAGAATTGTCGCGATCGCAGGAAGCAGCATCCAAGATTGAGCAGGTCAAGTCTATTGATAAACAGTTGGAAGAAATTAGAATTAGGCGATCTGCAACTATCAGGTTAAACCCTCAAGATACTCAATCATTGCGACAACTTAAGCAACAAGAAAGTGCGCTTTTGCAAGTACGTCAAACGACGGTTGAACCTGTTGCCAAAATACAAAAAGAATTAAATGCCCGTGCAGATTTCCTTCAAAAAGCAATTGACAGAATTGAACAAATTAGGGCCACAGATGACACTCGTACACAGGCGGAAGACCAAGCATACCAAAACCAAGTTGATAATCTTAAAAAATCTCTAGAAGAAGTCAAGCAAGCGCAGGACGAATTTAACAAATCGCTAGGTGAATCAGCAACAGCATTTACTCAGATGCAGAAAGGCATTAAATCTGTCGCTGATAGATTGGCAGATATGAGCGATCGCGCTACATTTTCTACAAACAAAGCTAAAACTGCGATCGCACAAGGTATACTATCTGGACAAATCACGCCAGGGCAAGAGCGATCGGCACAGCAACAAGTTGAAATAGCTGCATTAAAACAACAATTACAAGCACAAATAGCCGCATTTTTAGAGACGCGATCGCTGTTATTAACAGACGAAAATCAAGCTAGAATGCGTGATTTTGGAGTCAATTTCAGTACCGGACGTGCAAGATTAGCGACATTAGCAGAACAAGAATCAAGCAATCCCAAAAATAAATACTTATTTGAGCAACTTGGAGGACTGCAAGAAAGAAAACTGCAAATATCTGATCTCCAGTCGCAATATGCCCAGGCTAGGGCTAATGTTCGGAAGCAATTAGTTGACCTCACTAAGCAAGTTGCTGATTTTTATCGCGGCATCGAGCGCCAAGCAAAAGAACAAGCAATAGAAACCAAAAAACTTAGTAACCAAATCGGTGCTTCTTCTGCACAAAACAAACTTAGAAATGCGTTACTTGATGGCTACGACACTATTACTACTCAATTTGTTGACGCAATCATTCAAGAGATTGATCAGCAAAAAGCAATTAGCGATCGCGCTATAGATACTCAATCACAGTTACTACAAAATCAATTCTCGCTGCAAGATACGTTAAGGCAGGGCGTGGAATTGTCGCGATCGCTCCCTGGACAAATACCACCTATCCCCGTCAAAGTTGATCTATCAAGCATTCATGATGATGCAAATGTGCAAGCGCTTAATGAAGAATTGCAGCAAAGTATTTTCACGACGGAAGAATTAAACAACTCTCTTTATAATGCCGAAGACATTATTAATAGTAGTGTTGATTTGGTTGATGATCTTAACAAAGGATTTGACCAAACAACACAAAATACTGTTAACACTTTCAATGAACTTAACAACGTCACATTAGGTTTAACGCAGAGTAAAGACTTAGTTGGAGAAATAAACGATTTATCGCAAGGATGGAACAACACTCTTAATCAGTCACAAAGTCAAGCAGAAGGCATTCAGGGTATTTTTCAAGGCATTATTGATTGGATTTTAAAGCTGGTTAGTGAGACTCAAAATTGGTTAAACTTGCTCTCGTCCGGTATTCATACAATTACTAATCCCACGGGCGTTTTGGGTGGAATTGGCGTACAATTAATTGGTTATCCCGTTAGCGCTGGGCAAACTGCGCTTAGCTTTGGGCAAGGAATACTTGATAAAGCATCTAACTTACCCGGGTTCGCACAACTAAGAGGTCTTTTTGGGATTGAGCAAGGGCAATCCCAAAGTGGCGTAGCATCACCCTTAGCTAACGCAACATTAGAGCAGTTGATTGCATACAATCCATCTGCTCAACAAGGATTTTATGGTGTTCGCGACGGCGGTAAACGCAGACACAGCAAGGTTGATTTTGATTCTCGTGTTAATGCTGGACAAGGTGCGATCGTTCAAGCGGTTGTCCAAGGTATGGCTACTTGGAGGCAAATATCTGGCAATAGTGCTGGTATTGACATTAACACGGCAGACTCTCAAGGTCGAAACATTACAGTTGTTTATAATCACCTAAAACTTGACGAAGTACAAAAGCTTTTCGGAGGAAGGCAGTCAATACCAGTTAGCGCTGGACAAAAGATAGGAAGTGTTACCCACGACGCTTTATCAAGTGGACCACACTTGGATTTTGGAATAAAAATAAATGGTCAGTACGTAGATCCACAGGCATTCATTAAAAACGTATTACTGCCACTGCAAAAAAGCGGTGGAACATTTAGCGGATCGCATTCAACAGCAACACAGCAACCCAGGTATAACAATCCTGTACCAAAATTGCCACCACCAGATCAGAGGCTAACTTATCCTGCTGGATATATCCCGCCAACCCCAATAGCAAGCACGACAAGCACAGCGCCTACAGGTAATATTAGTAACCTCACTCGCTTTATGCATATCATTGGATGGGGTGAAAGTAATTTACAAAATAAAGGGCCCAATAGCGTAGGCGCGACCGGATATTTTCAGTTCATCCCTAGCACTCGTCGTCTAGCAATGCAGCGCACAGGGCTAGATCCCTGGTCGTCCAACATTCAATCATCAGCAGAAGCGGCGGCAGCGTGGCTTAAAAAAGCACATCCTAAAGCGTGGCAAGCACTTCAAAAAGGCGATTTTCAATCTGCATATCAACTACTTAGAAATGAATGGACATCGCTACCAGGTGCTGCCGAAAGCAACTGGGGCAAAAACTCCACATTCTCTTTACAGAGATTAAAACAGTTTGAGTCGGGTAACTTCACCCCAAAATTTGCGCTCGGAGGAAGCGCGATCGCACAATCGCAACAACAGCAAACACTATCGCCACAATCGTTACAATCACAAGTTGCTAACGCAAACCAGGTTGTGCAAAGTATTTCATCACAAAAAACAGTCCAAATACAACAGCAATCGCAACTGGATATTGAGCGGCAACAGAAAGAATTAATCCGCACCCACGAGCGCAACCTAGAACAGTATAGGCGTAACCAACGTGAGTTAGAAGATCAAAGACGTGCAGGGAGGAGAGAGGTTACGGATGCAGCATTTAGTGCTGACTCCAATCCCTCACCATCAGATCAGTTTACAAAACGAATTAATGACATCAACAGGCAGTATGAGGACTACATTAGGGAAAGAGGTAGGCAGAAAGAATTACTGGAGCGCGATCTTAAGGTTGCAGAAGATGCTTTAGCGAGCGGTGGGTTGCAACCAGAACAAGAAGCGTTGATACAAAAACAAGTTGAATTTAACAAGAAAGGTATTAAGGAACTTAGTAGTGAAATCGAGCGCTTAACCAAACTGCGATCGCAGGCTTCAGAGTCAGCTAAGAAATTATTTGATCGGGAGGAGCAGCAACGAAGGAGACAAGCAGGATTTGCCCAAGAAAGGGTGGAGATCGAAGTTTTGCAAGGCAAGCTTCAAATTTTGCAAGAGATACAAAAACTCAATCCTTACGACGAAAAGGTTAGAACTATACCTGCATTGCAAGAGCAGATTAGTTTAAAACAAAATGATTTGCAACTTGATCAAGACTTGTTCCAATTAGAGCAAGAATTGTATAGTCATAGCATAGTTCAAGAGGAATACGATAAACGCGCTGAAGCTATCAAAAAAGCAAACATTCAAAGACAAAATGAAATTGCTCTCACTCGCCAGCAAGCAGAGGAACAACAGCGACTACTTGAACTACAGCGCAACTTAGAACTGCGTGGACAACTGAATGAGGGGCGATCGCAGAATTTACAAATTCAACAAGAATTGGCACAAAGAAACTTTTCGCGATCGCCCTCGCTCGACACATCTGCATTAAAAGCAATTCAAGAAGAAAATATAAATGCTCAAATAGAAGCGCAGAGAATTGCTTATGAAAAACAGATGCTGGAGTTACGTGAACAACTTCGCAAGAGTCCAGAAATTGCTAATCAGACTAAGGGATTGATGCTAAATGCTGCGTTTCTCAATCAGTCTAGATTGGCGCAGTTCAACAATTCTAAACAAGATTTAGATGGTCAACTGCGATCGCAGCAAATACAAAAGCAGCTAGACCGATTGTCGTTGGAGGAGGTGATTAACGCACCATCGATAAACTTGCAAAAAATGCGCGCTCAACGCATCCAAGATACTGGTGGCAATATCTTCCAGGCGAACGCACTTAATCGCAACGCGGCGATTCAAGAAGAAGAAATACGGTATAAACAGGAAATTCTCTCCCTAGAAAAACAAATCAACGAAGCAAGACTTGCTGGACAAAATATTGATGATTCCCAAGTCAAAGAGATGTATGCATCTCTAGAAAAAATTCACGGGATAAATTTAGAAAACGTTAATCGCCAATTCAAAACTTTTGGTGCAACGCTTAACGAGGTTGCTCAAGGCGCTGTTAGTGGATTAGCCCAAAGCCTCACCGATTTAATTCTTAAGGGCGGATCGCTAAGTGATGTATTGGATAATTTGGCAAACACCGTATTAAGTGGAGTGTTAAATGCTGGACTAAATTCAGTATTTGGCTCTCTATTTGGTGGACTGTTCTATGATGGTGGATTAGTTCCTAACTACGCTGGCGGCGGCATTCATCGGGCAATGGCTAAAGAAAAGTCCATGTCAGGCCGCGAACCTATGCTTGCAGTTGTTCATCGTGGTGAAATGCTGATTCCTGCTAAGCGGATGAAGGAACTTAATGCGATCGGTCTGGGAGAAAAGCAGCTGCTTGGTTACGCTGACGGTGGTATTGTTGGGTGGGAGAAGAACGAAAATATTAGTGCAATGCAGTCGATGAGCAAAAGCGCGGTGAGCGATCGCACCTCCGGCACAACTCAAGTTAATGTTAGTTACCAAGTTGAGCGAATTAACGAGCGTAATTATGTTGATGAAGAAACTTTTAGGCAAGGGATGAAGAAAGCTGCTGAGGCGGGCGCTAACAAGGGATATGCAAGGATGTCACGCGATATCAACAAATCAACTAGCTTCAGAAGGAATGCAGGGTTCTAGGCAAAGAAAAACCCCTCGCGGGGAGGGGCAAAGAGTGAACTATCCCGAAAACTTCAATCTTGGTAGTTAATTATGCCATAGCTGAACTGATCAACTGCTTTAGCGATCGCCTCTTTGGGTTCAATGTCTGACTTGGTAATATATCTGCAAGCAAGTCGCTGCACTACGTCCAGTCTTTTTAAAGCTTTGCTACCGTAATTGTCTCGAAGCAAATTAGCCACGCTGCCAAGCTCTTCCCTGATTTTCTTGGCAGACTTGCCAAATAATCCACGATTGATTTTGTCTTGGCAATTCAAGTAAACCCATGTACGGTAATCGCTTGATCGCTCTGGATGCTTCTCTAGGTATTGCTTAATTGCTTCTCCTAGTTCCCAAAACGCTTCTTTGGATGCGTGTCTGTCTTTGATCCAGATTTGGCGATCTTCTTCGGCAACTGCTACCCCAAATTGCTTCAGGGCAAGCGATCGCAGCGAGTCACCTAATCCAGTAACTACCAGGCTTATTGCAATCGGGTTTTGGTTGGACACCTCCCAAAATACGAGTTGCAAAAACCCATCAAAACTAATGACTGACACTTTACCGTTGTCTGGGACACTAAAACCACTAGGGCGATTAGCCACTTTTGCTGATTTTTTCCCGAGCTGAAAGTTCTTATTTACAAAGGATCTCAGCTTTTTAGAGCTTAATTTTTCCCGAGCTGAATCAGCACGATACTCAAGAATGTTTTCGATAGCAGGAAACGTCATGTAGAGGTTGTTGAAAGAATCAATACCCATCCACAAGAAGTGGTTGCCATATTTTACGTTTTCGATGCGAATTTCAATTAAACTAGACATGTCGCCTACTTGCACTAGGTTGACTACCAGTGTTGATGCAGATTGGATAGTTTGCGCTATCCTTTCCTGCGCTGGTATTTGAATATTATATCAGTTAAACGATTTAAAAATTGATTGCCTCTTATTAATTTTCCAGAGACGAATCTAGAAATAAACATGATTTACCTATACCCTCGCTGGAATTCTTGATGCTGAAAAACATAGATAAAATTAAGTCATTTGATTGATTTAAATAAATGTTACTACCGAGCGATCGCATCTTTCTTGAATTTATAAAACAAACCCATGGAATTGAGCTAAACGAAAGTGACCTGCGACAGTTAAACCAGTTTCATTTTGAGCAGGAAACCATTTACAACCAGCGCTTAGCTGACGACCCTGACGCGGTATTTTATGATGTTCAGAATGGGAAGGTGCTAGGTGTAGTTGGGTTTGCAGCAGTTGGTTTTTTTGCTGCACCTCTGCTTGGTGCGAGCGCTCTGACAGGCGCTTTGATTGGCGCGTCGATTGGGTGGAGATTATTTAATAAGCAGAAAAATCCATCAAGCGGACAAAGAGAGAGTGAAAAGGTTGTACAAAATTACGGGTTTGAATCGCCTTCGGGCATACCTGCGATCGGCGATATTGTCCCATTAATTTATTGCAGTCGAGCGATCAACCCAACTGGAGGAGTACGGGTAAACGGTCGCAAGGTTGCAATTAGAATTGATACTGTTGGTAATTCTCAATATTTTAATGCGATCTATATTTTGGCATTAGGGCAACTAAAGTCTTACAACGAAAATTATTTTAAATTAAACGGAACTAATCGCTATTTAATATCTAGTATTGGCTTTTGGAATAGATATGGCACACCAGGACAAGCGTCTGTAGAAAATTTCAATGCGTACAGTCAAGTAAGAACAATCGGATCGCAAAACGAGTTTGGACTGCGATTTATGATGCGTTTAGGAGGTGACGTAAACGGTACTGTTTTTAGTGTTTCAGAAGATCAATTTGATACTTTTAATTACTCTGATTATTACGTTTGCAATTATCAAAGATTTAGAGTTATCGATAAACAAGACGGTAAATTAATTTTTATAACTCCAGCGATCAATGTTCCTAAAAATTCGCCTATTTGGGTAACTTCTTATCCTAAAATACAAACTTCTAAGCGATGCACAGAAGTGCATTTAAATATTGTTGGTCAGTTATGGGCAAGAAATAAAGAAGGCGGATTAAAGTATCATGGATGCGCTTTTTCTTTATTTGTAGATGGTCAGTTTGTACGTCGCTTTTACGTTCAAGGGCGCAGCGAAAATAACTTTAGATACACAATACAAATACAAGGATTAAAGCTTAGTAGACACAGAATTGAAATAATTAATGAAGAATCTATTGACAATCCTTTTACAGTAGTTGGTGAAAACGGTAAATTTATTCACACGCCAACCGGTGTTTATCTGGAAGGAAGAGAAGTTATTATCAAAACAGAGCAAGCATCCTATGGAAATCCTTCTGTTGATTTTGCTCGCAAGAAAATGTCACCAGATGACAAACCAAATATCTGCACCGATCGCGGATTCCCATTAAAAATAGTTTCAATAAATGAGTTAGTTTACCCTGGCGATATTGGGCATACGCAGTTTTATAACTACGATCGCATGGCATTATCATCAATCGCAGTGCAAGCGCGTGATGGTATTTCAGGCGATGTTGATGGCAGCTTTTTTATTAATGAGGGGCGCATTATTCGCAACCACATTAGAGCGGGTACGTGCGATCAACCTCACCCAAATAACGATATTTTGATTGACAATGATGCTTACTTCCCTAACTGGGGAGTAGGTGTAGGCATGATTTTAAGAAATCTAGACAAACAAATAGAATCTAGCATTACTTTTAGAGACAACTTTACTGTAGTAACTATTGATAAATTATGGTGGGAAACTGGCGATCGCTACTTGATTTACTACAACGATGCTTCACCGTATTTACCAGATATTGCGATCGACACTTTAATTAATAAGTATGGAGGGATGGGAGGAACCCTGGACGATGATCTAATTGCAGACTTTTTTATTGATTACGAATCTTTCTGCGTTAGTCGCGCATTCTGCAAAAACAATAGTTACTTTTGGGACTGGTATATAGACAGACAACAATCTTGGAAGCAGTGGATATTTGAACAATCAATTAGTTGTTTGTGTTATCCCACAGAGGTAGGAAATCGCTTTGGAATGCTGCCAGAAGATCCTACACAATCGCCTGTAGCACTATTCAATGCATCTAATATTTTAGAAGGTAGCTACACCGAAGAATACCCGCAGAAAAATAACACTAATTTCTTAAATGTAAACTATCGCTATGATGACGGCGATGGTGATTTCATTAAAAGAAGCGTTTCGATTATCACGAGCGCTGCCTACAATAATTTTGAAACAATATATCCAGACAGCCTAGACTTTGATTGCATAACTAATGAATATCAGGCGATCAAAGTTGGCAAAATTTATTTAAACTCTCGCAGATATCAAACCCTAGTTTGTACCTTCTCCACATTCTTGCAAGGTTACGTACTGCGAGAAGGCAATCTAATAATTGTCCAACACATAGTCACAGAACAATCCAAGGAAATGTCGGGATTTGTTTTGCAGGCAGGAGCATTCAGTTCTGGTACTCAACTAGTTAAGCTGTCTGTGCCATTGCAGACAGGGTTAGACAACAGATACAGCGCTTCTATCTACAGATTAAGAAATGCGACTGTACAGCGAAATTTACCCGTAACCGTGGTTGAATCAGGCGGTTCTAATTGGTTGCAAATTCAAGGATTAAACGACTACTTATCAGCGCCAACCGATGATTACAATGGCGATTATGTGATCGTGGGTATTGATACGACCAACAGGCGAACGTTTAGAGTTAGTCGCGTTGAGCCTAGCGAAGATGGATCGGTGAAGGTAACAGGTGTTTTATGGACGCCCAAAATTCACGATGACAGCGATCTGGTTGTATTGAATTAAAATCGATTGAACGATAAATTGAGTGAACTACCCACACTGACCTGACGGTACAGTGTGGGCTTCCAATCTCACAGAAGATTGCCGCATCTTGGATTTGCGTCCGCGAGTTGGTCTTACATCCTCTCCATTGGCGTTAGCCTCCCCTGTCCTATATCCCGCCACTGATTCGGAGTACCAAATTCAGTGGGGGACTTACGGCGATTTAGTTAAATACGATCGCGAGAAGCACCAACAATCCCAGCAACAGGCAATGTGATTCGGTGCGATCGCATAACTAATTATTTTCACGACATGCGATCGCGTCGAGTCTAAATCAACTCATTTAAGTAGACTTGATAGACCTGCGCTTCGGTCAGCGCTTCACCCCACACCTGCAC